CAAAGAAGAACTGATAGATTACGCCAACCGTTGTCTGGCCGGGGAAGAAATATCAGGGAAAAAACATAAATGGGCTTGTATGCGCTTCCTTAGGGATTGCAAGAAAGAGGATGCAAAGAATGTACAGGCTAATGTATGGCCTTATCATTGGGATGAAGAGGAAGCATCAAAAATTGTAGACTGGTTTTCTATGCTACGGCATTCTAAAGGTGACCTTGCAGGACAGCCGATCAGCTTGACGATATGGCAGAAATTTAATCTGTGCCAACTTTACGGATGGCGCGAAGATATTACCGGTTATAAAAGGTTCAAACAGTCTTTTATTGAGGTTGGAAGGAAAAATGCCAAGTCTCAGATGGAGGCTGGTGTAGCCTTATATGAAATATCAGTTATGGCTACGAGAAATGAAGAAAATTACGAATATTATACTGCTGGAACCAAGAGGGATCAGTCGAAGATTATTTTGAATGAAGCTAAGCTCATGCTGAATAAATCTCCACTGAAACCTCTTTTTAAAATCACCAGGGATGCTGTAATACACAGAAAAACTGGAAGCTTCATAAAGGCATTGTCGAAAGAGGATGGCCAGAATGGAGATGGAACCAATCCGGCCGGACTGATTTTGGATGAATACCATCAGCATAAGACTACTGAGTTTTATGATCTTGGTCTTGGAGCAAACACCAAAGAGCCATTGCTGATGATTATTACAACTGCAGGGATGGATCTTACTTATCCATGTTATGTGCAGGAGTATCAATACTGCTCTAAGATACTGGATCCGGATGTGGATGTGGAGAATGAAGAGTATCTGGTGGATATCTGCGAAGTGGATCCGGAGGATTATAAGGATGATATCCGTAACCTGGAAGATGAAAACATCTGGAAAAAAGCGAATCCGATTAGGATGAGCTATAAAAATGGCGCGGATAAGATCCGTACAGCCTGGCGGGTAGCCAAAGAAATACCGGAAAAGATGACGGCATTTCTCACAAAAATGTTGAATATCTGGGTTCAGGCAAAAGAAAACGGATATATGGACATGGCAAAGTGGAAAGCCTGCCAGGTTGATAAAATCCCTATTGATACTCATGGAATGAGTGTTTATGTGGGGTTCGATATGTCAGCCAAAATAGACCTTACATCTGTTACATTCGTAATTCCCTTTCTATCAGGCGAATTTGACAAGACTGGAAAAGAAATTGTGAAATACATACTGTATTCCCACTCTTTCATTCCGAATCGGGAGAAGTTGGCTGAAAGAAAGGCAAAAGATAAAGTGGATTATGATGCCTGGGAAAGAATGGGATTTATTACAGTGACAGATACTCCGATTGTAGACCAGAATGCAGTAATGCAATATGTATTGGATACATGTGCAGAGAATGACTGGAACATAGAATGTCTGTGCTTTGACCCTGCCAATGCAAGTAAGCTGATGATGGATCTATCAAACGAAGGTTATACAGTGGAGGAAGTTTTCCAGAGCCATAAACACTTGAATGAAGCTACTCAGGGATTCCGTGAGCAGGTATATTGCGGAAATGTCCTGTACGAATACAATCCTGTATTGAATTTTGCAATGAGCAATGCAGTGATCAGAACCAACCAGGGACTGATTAAGATAGATAAAGATGCTACAACAAAAAGAATTGACCCTGTGGATTCTACCTTGTGTGGATTTAAGCTGGCAATGTATCATGAATTCGGATCCAGCTACCAGGAGGGAATAGATCAATTTTTGGAAAGTGACTGGTAACATGAACATATTAGACAGATTAAAAAATGCATGGAATGCAATGACGCGACCAACGGTAGACATGGATGACGATGATCTGAAAGAATGGCTGGGAATAACTGGTACTAATCCAGATGTTGAGAAAGAGGTGACATATTACACCTGCTTAAAAATGCTCAGCGAAACCATGGGAAAAGTGCCGTTAAAGTACTACCAGGAAACGCCTAAAGGTCGGATCAGGGCAGAGCCGAGCAAGATTACCAGGCTTCT